TTCGGGATAACGTTTACCGCTCATGGGCACCTCTCTTTAAGTCATCTTAAATGACTCCGAAGTGTCTGTTAAACCCGTGGCGATTCATTTCGCGAGCTGGCTTTTTCTCAGACTCTTGGCCTCAGACCACCGTGCGCCAGTGGCGAGACAGATTCTTACCACGGTTTCTAAATCAAGGTGGTCATGCCGTTTGCACTCTCCTAAAAGTAGCGAAATGCCATAAGCGCTATACCATGAATCAACCAGCTTTTTTAACGTGCGCCTGTCTTCCTTTTCTTCCTGCCACGGGTTTTGGAGGGTGTACTGTTCAAACGCCAGCGCTTCGCCTTTGGTGACGAATTTCTTTCTGATACGTTTGCCTTTTGCTCCGTCTGGTAAGTGCTAGCAATTCCAACCGCCAGTAGGATTCTCACGACCCACCCTTAATTAACCTCGCTGTAAATCCCCACCACGCGTCCCACCGTTTTTATCTCGTCGATACCGCACTCAAACGGAACCTTGCCACCCGCCACGTGGAGTTTTTTACCCGGCAGCAGCGTTAGGTCGCGGATGCTGGCGGTGCCTTCAATCTCAACCAGCCACAGGCCGTCGGTTAACGACGCCTCTTTTTCGATAAAGTGCAGCTTCCCCTCTGCCCGGACGGCGACGCCGCGCGTCAGCGGTTTGCTAAAGAAAGTAGCATCGATACTCAAAATGGAATTTTCTTCCAATCTCCCGTCACTGAGTGTGAATGTCGAAACCGAAACGGGATCGCCCGGGGCGGGGTTTCCTGCAAACTGCGCACCCTGGCCGGTCATCAGCCAGCGGAGGCTGGCGCCAGTGTCCAGCGCACACTGAACCGCAAAGTCGTAAGAGATGGTACCGCGCGCGTAGCGGTTCTGAAGGGAGCTGGCGGCGATATTAAAGTGTCGGGCCAGCTGGATTTTCTGCGTGAAACCATATACCTGACAGATTCTATCGAGCAATTCTTCATTATTCACTTGAGAATCTAGTATCAAAATATATTCCTTTGGGTGTTTACTAATACTCATTTGGGTATTAGTATCATTACAAATTCGGGCAATCAGCGGCAGACGTTGGCAAACTGAGGCTAATGATTGCAGGCATTATCAAAATGGGAATCATGCAGCATGGCTTCCGAAATCGCAATCCTCAAACGGCGGAAAAAGCCGTGCTCTGCCCGTTTTGAACGCATTAGCGTGCATACATTTATGCGAGGGGAGATATGGCGATAGAAGCTGCCCGTGCAAGGGTTCCACTAAGCGTGGGGGCGCGTCTTAGCGGGCTTAACCACATCGCTGAACTGCGCGCCCGCTACGGGAGCGATAGCGGGAAAGAGCTGGCACGGTTTATGGCTGATATGCGCGATAAGCGCGATCCCTTTTTTGAGGAGAACAGCAGGGCGCTGGCCGCTCTCTTTTTCCTGGCGAGATTACCCGTCGCCCGTCATGAGTGCGATATCAGCGAGCTGACCACAGAGGAGAAAAGAGCGCTAATTACCGCGATGAATCATTTTCGTGCTGTTGTGAGTTTATTTCCTGAACGGCTGACCATGCCGTTGTAACCCAACCCAAAAACGAATGGCGTAAACCCGCCGGGCACCCTGTTGCCTGAATTTAAGGAGAACGCGTAATGCGACACAGTGAAAACCGCCCTTATCCGATCGGAAGTGAAGAACTGCAACGCCTGCTGATGGAGGCAAAAACAGAGGAACGATGCGCGCGCGCCCTTGCGGTCTCCCTGCGTCTGGAAGCGCTGGCAAGCCAGATCTACAAAACCGGCATGAGCGGAGAAGACGTTGCCGAACTGCTGTGCCACGAGGCGGCCCGCTACGAGCGTGAATCCCAGGAGCTGCACTGATGGCCGATTTTATCGATCTTGCCCAGGCGCGCGAGCAGGAAGACAGAGAGCGCCACATTAATAGCGCCCGCAGACGACCCGCATCGCCTTCACGTTTCTTCTGCGAGGAGTGTGAGGCTCCAATACCGCAGGCGCGCCGTATGGCGGTGCCCGGCGTGGCCCTGTGCGTCACCTGTCAGGAGATCGCGGAGATGAAAAATAAACACGTCCGGGAGGGTGAGTTGGCTACGCCATTCGCTTATCCGTGGAATGCGCCGCGGTCAGCCATTGCCAGCCCTTATCTTACCCATGCCCAGCAGCAGCGTCGCGATCGTTTCTTCGCGGCGCTGCAGCAGGCAAGAATGGCCCTCTCACAGCAGCCTGACTGCGTGCGTTTTGAGGTCTGGCGCGCCGTTGACGCCCTCGAACAGCATAGGGGCAATCCCCAGCTAACGCCTTTTTGATCCGCTTCTGCAACAGGATATTGCCCCCGCCTGCGGCGGGTCTCTGAACGCTATGCCTGCGCAGGTTTGCATGACGCAGTCTCCCAAGCCGTGTTTAAAGGCCATTTCGATACCCAGCTTCTGCAGTACCTTGCCTCGCGAATGGTTGAACTGGTTGCCCGCTATAACCGTCTGCCGGATATGTCCCGCGCGGATATCGACCTGCTGGCCGGCGATATTGCCAGCTTTATTCGCGGCGAGCTGGCGAATATTAACGATGCTGATATGGGCGAATACCAGACGCTCTTCATCTGGTATCAGCGCGCCGGACTGATCGCCCGGCAGTTCAACGTGTCGCCTCCGCACTGGGAGCGGGTGTCGAAGACATTTTTCAACAAAGACGATGTAGCCGCCGCGGTGATGCGGATGTTTTCCGAGGCGTGGTGGCGCGGGCGTTTACGTCGGATCGCGGCTGCCTGGCGCGAGCATTTGCAGATTGCCCTCGGCAACGTCAGCCAAAAGAGAATGGCGTATGCGAGCAAACGCTGCGTGACCGAGTGGCGCGAGCAGAAGCGCCGCACCCGCGAATTTCTCAAGGGCATGGAGCTGGAAGATGAAGAGGGCAACCGCATTAGCCTGATTGAAAAATACGATAGCTCGGTGGCCAACCCGGCGATACGTCGCTGTGAGCTCATGACCCGCATTCGCGGGTTTGAAAATATCTGCCAGGCGCTGGGCTATGTGGGCGAATTCTATACCTTAACCGCCCCCGCGCAGTATCACGCTACCGTGAAATCGGGCTACCCCAACGCGAAGTGGAACGGGGCCAGCCCGGCGGATACGCAAGGTTACCTCACCCGGGTGTGGGCGCGCATCCGCGCAAAGCTGCACCGGGAAGGTCGCCGTATCTTTGGTATCCGCGTCGCTGAACCCCATCACGACGGTACGCCCCACTGGCACATGCTGGTGTTTATGCGGCCGGAAGACGTCGAATGCGTTCGCCGGATTATAGGGGACTACGCCCGGGAGGAGGATGCCGCTGAGCTGCAGAGCGAAAGCGCCAGACAGGCTCGCTTTCACGCGGACGCGATCGATCCGCAGAAAGGCAGCGCTACCGGCTATATCGCCAAATACATCTCAAAGAATATCGACGGCTATGCGCTCGATGGCGAGACCGATAACGAAAGCGGCGGCCTGCTGAAGGAGACGGCGTCCGCCGTATCGGCCTGGGCAGGGCGCTGGCACATTCGCCAGTTTCAGTTCATCGGCGGCGCGCCGGTAACGGTATACCGCGAGCTGCGCCGACTGGCAGACGCAGAGACCGCGCGTGGTCTGAGCGTCGAGTTTGCTGCCGTCCATGAAGCTGCCGATGCCGGTGACTGGGCGGGTTACGTCACTGCACAGGGCGGCCCGTTTGTGCGTCGCGATGATTTACAGGTGCGCACGCTGTATGAGCTGGGTACCGGGTTTAACCAGTACGGCGAAGAAACGGTCCGCATCCGCGGCGTGTACGATTCCGCCATCGGCGCGGGCAGCCCGATTTTAACCCGGCTCACGCAGTGGAAAATTGTGCCGAAGCGGGCCCAGGTGCCTGAGGATGTAACTGCGCCTTCTCGTCACGCTTGGAGTTCTGTCAATAACTGTACGCTAAGCGATCTCTCTCAACCCCTTAACCGGCGTGCGAGACGGGCATTAACCGAGCGTATCAGGCACATCCGGCCCGGCGCAGCGGCGCCCTTTGTCTACGAGCGGGATCCGCAGAACGGGATCCCGGAGAAGGTGATTGATGAAGTTCGGCTCGCCACCGGAATCGCCATCAGCCGCGCAGAGGCCCTGCATCTTATGGCGGGCGGCGTAAGCCGCTTTAACGACAAATGGTGCAGAGGCGCAGCTGACGGATCGCTCTTTCCGGCAGCGCGTTCTTATCAGCACAAGGCGCGGAAAATCCTTGAACGTATTGGGCATTTATCGGATCTGTTCGCTCTGAGAGCACGCTAATCTCCATCGATATCATGCACATACCGTGAAGAGTTCTGATTTTTCGCTTCACTCTTTTTATGAATACGTGCTACTGTATGTTTATACAGTATCTCGTGGTGGAGGTTGTGTGGACAGAGAGTTGAACGAGCAGGTCATGATTGAACGCGTCGAGATGATTGCTCGACTGACGACAGAAGGAACATGTCAGGAAAGAGATCGTGAGATTGCC